CGTAATGGTGCTAAGAAGCGTTATCGTGGTCAGGGTAAGTGAAATTGAGGACCGAAACGCCGAAGCGCCGAGACTTATTGTTTATCTCACAAGACCATGAGATGGCATTAATTCAGGAAATGATATATAAAGTGAAGATGTCCGATTGGGATATTCATCCTAGTAAGACATGTTTACTTTGTGTTTCTCCTGATTATTCTAGTATTGTAACCCAGCACCTTTGTCATGGATTATCCATGGACAATGAGTGTTTTCATGTTGAATCAGTGAACGTTCCGTTTCCTGATGAAGGTGTAGATCCGTATAAAGACATCTTTATGTTGAATTATGCGGACTGGGTATTAGAATGGGATAACTTTATCCTATGTGAGGCGGGAGTTATCCGTGGGGGTAACTATACTTGGATCACAGAAGCGATGGAGAAGTTTTCAGACAAGAATTATCATACTCTTTCATTGTGTGAAAACATTCATAGTAAATTTAAAAGCGAATTAGTATCTGAATATTATGACGACGACACAGAAGACTTACACTTCTGGTGGGAACAACCAAACAAACACTGGAGCTACAATGGGCAATCATCTTAAGGTTGATAAAAGTCAAAGTTTTATTGATGAAGGAATGACTCTCATCACTGAAACTGATAGTGATAAGTATCTTGACATGGCATCAAAACGAAATAGGAATAAGCGTAAGGAAGAGTTGTATCCAAATCCAGATAGTGCGATTGGTGAATTTGTAGAACGTTGGAGTCAATGAATACATCACCTATATCAGTTAATACAGAAACCTTTTTTCCATGCAATATTACTGCATTTCGTAATGATACCAACCCCAAAAAATTAAATAGAAGTATCATTAATTACGTTAATGAGGAATCTAAAAAGAATCCCAATCTTAAAACGTTTTCTGTGGGTGGAAAAGCGTGGCACTCGGTCACCAATTTAACTGATCTAGAATATGACTGGTGCTTTGATTTAAAATCACTACTTCTTCATGCATCTCAAGCACATAAACAAGGTCCAATTGAAAAAGCATTTGTGGAATGTTGGGCAATTAAGTTAGAGGATGGTGGTTTTTCAAATTACCATTCTCATGCAAACTTTAAATATAGTGGTGTTTATTATGTGCAAACTCCAGGAGAGTGCTCTCAAACAAATGGGGCAATTTGTTTTCCGGATCCGCGAGGATCTCATGGTACGATGAATGAAATGCCAACCATTGCTTTTGTAGCAAATGCTGGAGAAGGTTTAGTATTTGAGAGTTGGATGCCACATTACGTGACTCCTTATCATGGTGATAATTCTAGAATTAGTATTTCTTGGAATATTGTTTTTCCTGACGACTAAATACTAAAGACTCCGAATACTCTTAATGGCAACTTCTAATCTCACGTTTAGAGATGTCAATATTACTTTCAAAAAACACCCTGTTACTGATGATGTAGTTGTCAGTAAAGATAATGCTGCAATTAAACAAGCAATTGTTAATTTAGTACTTACGAATAAGGGTGAGCGTTTATTTAATCCTGATTATGGTTCAGACATTAGATCATTTTTGTTTGAACCATTAGACTATGCAGTTGCAGGTATTATTAAACGAAATATGCAATTGTCTCTAGCAAAATACGAACCTAGAATTGCTGTAACATCTATTAGTTGTATTCCCAACTTTGAAGATAATGGTTTAGATGTTGAAATGACGTATGAGATAAGAGGAACAGAAGTCCCACCTGTTCAAATAGAGTTCTTCCTGTCTAGGACGAGATAATGCCATATACCCAATTAAACAATCTAGATTTCACTGAAATCAAGAGTACTCTCAAAGATTACATGAGATCACAATCGGATTTTACCGATTATGATTTTGAAGGTTCTGCATTAAGTCAGTTGTTAGATGTATTGGCATACAATACGTACTACACGGCATTTAATGCCAATATGGTAGTCAATGAACTATTCTTAGATTCAGCAACGCTGAGAGACAACGTAGTATCGTTAGCGAAGCAATTAGGGTATACTCCCAAATCAATTACATCACCAAGTGCAGAACTTGGGTTTTCTGTTACATTTCCGGTTTCAGGACCATCTTCAATTAAATTGAAGGCAGGAACTGGATTTGTAACTAATTACGATAAAACTCTTTATCGTTATGTTACATTAAAAGATATTAAAGTTCCGGTTGTCAATAATGTTGCAACGTTCTCGGATGTTGTTTTAAATGAAGGATCATATGTATTGAGTACATTTACATATGATGGATCATTAAAAGATCAAAAATTTAAAATTCAAAATTCAGCAGCAGATTTAAATACTCTAATTGTTAGAGTGTATGAGTCTGCTAATTCTAGTGTTTATGAAGAATATAAAAAGTCAGATAATATTCTTCAAGTAGGTGGTGAAGATAAAGTATATTTTGTCAATGAAATTGACGATGAGCAATATGAGTTATTTTTTGGAGATGGTACTCTTGGCAAAAAATTATCTGATGGAAATGTAATTGAAATAAGTTATATTTTAACAAAAGGTTCACAATCTAATGGCGCAAAGTCATTTACGTTTAGTGGTGTATTCTTAGACGAGAATGATGTTAAAGTATCATCACCATTTAGTGTTGGTAATATTGTAACAAATTCTAATGCACGAGGTGGATCTGCAATTGAAAGTATTGAAAAGATTAAATTCAATGCACCAAAATTTTATGGTTCTCAGAATAGAGCAGTAACATCAAATGACTATTCTGCTATTGTAAGAAATTTGTATCCTGCAGTGAGTGATATCATTGTATTTGGTGGTGAGGATCAAGTACCACCTGATTATGGTAAAGTATTCATTGCTGTGAAACCAACTATAGCAAATTCTTTATCTTCAGTAACTAAGAAAGAACTAACGGATAAGTTAAGGAGTTATGCAGTTGCTTCTGTAAAACCTGTGTTTTTAGATCCATCTATTCTTTTTGTTGAAATTAATAGTAAGATTTACTTTGATGGTGCTAAGACCAATATTCTTCCTGCTGAAGTTGCAGCAAAAGTTTCAACTGGAGTTAATGAATACTTAAAAACATCAGGTACTGAAAAATTTAATGGTAAGTTTAGATATAGTAAGTTTATAGGTGTAATTGATAATTCTGACCGTGCAATCAATTCTAACATTACAGAAATTACGTTAAGAAAAGATTTTTATGCTCAAATTAATGCATCTTCTTTTTACGAAATTTGCTATCAAAATGAATTCTTAAAAGATTGTGATAATCCAGTTGTAACATCTACTGGTATGACTGTTTTTGAACATCCCAATTATACATCGTATTTGGAAGATAGAGATGGCAAAATCGTCCTATATAGACTAGATTCATTAACTGGAGATAAAATTCTCCTAAACGATTCTGTTGGTGATGTTGATTATGTCAAAGGTGAGATTAAATTGTATGACTTCACTATTCTGAAAGGAACATTCTCGGACAATCGTATTGAACTGAGAGTAAAACCATCCAGTAATGATGTTGAAGTTAAACGTGAAGTATATCTAGACGTAGATATCTCAAAGAGTACATTTGTAGCATACAAAGAGTAGTAGTAGATGGTCAAAACTGCTAATAAAATCTCATATCTAGTTGAGTCACAATTACCGGACTTTATTAATGAAGAGTATGAACTTTTTGGTAAGTTCATACAAAAATATTATGAGCAATTAGAATTACAAGGTCAACCGGTTGATATTATTGCGAATCTTCAATCGTATCGTGATATTGATTTTTACGAAACAAATATCCTCAAAGAGTCAACTACTGTTGTTGGATCTTTAGGTGAATTAAGCACAACAATTACTGTTGCTGACGCTACTTCGTTTCCCAAGTATGGTGGATACATCAAAATTGATGATGAGATTTGTTTTTATGCAGAAAGAACAGATACTCAATTTTTAGAAGTAAGTCGTGGTGTCAGTGGTAATACTACTATTGGTGATCTTTATAATAGTAGTACTTTTGTAACTACACAAGCAGATACTCATGTTAATGGGTCTACTGTACAAAATATTAGCAATTTATTTTTATATTCTTTAGTTAAAAGTTTTGAAGCACAATACCTTGCAGATTTTCCTGAAGCATACCTAAAGGAAGGAGTTGACAAGAGAACTTTACTAAAAAATATTACTGATTTTTATAGAGCAAAAGGAACTGATAATTCTATTAAGTTTCTATTTAAATGTTTAATTCAGGATGATCCGAATCCTGATATTGCCTATCCAAGAGATTTTACGTTAAAGTCATCGGAATCTAATTGGATTCAATCATATGCATTAAGAGTAAAAATTCTTACTGGCAATCCAAACGATTTAATTGGAAAGCAAATTACTCAAAATGTAGAAGGCAACTATGCATCTGCAGTTGTAGATAATGTTAAGTATAGTGGTACTTTTGATAATGAAGAATTATATGATATTATTCTAAACGAATCTAGTGTTAATGGAACTTTTAGTTCATCTTTAAAAACTCAATTAACGAGTCCTATATCTGCATCAGCAACTGTTGGTGATAGGATAAATGTTTTTTCTACGATGGGTTGGGAGACAAAAGGATCTTTTGTAGTAGGATCTGAAATTTTTACATTTGAAGAAAAAAATGTAAATCAATTTGTAATTAAAACAAGAGATGGTAATGGTTCTTATCAACCTGAAACAACTGTTAGTTATAATCTAGAAGTATCTTCTGGTAGTATTCAACTACAAGTATTTGGTCTTTTATATGGATTAAACAATTCTATTGAATCTCCATATTCAAATCCTGGGGAATCAGTAGAAATTTCTGAGTCTGGATTTTTAACTGACGATGTTAGAATCAATGATACTCAAAATAACTTAAGGTGGATTTTTAGTACAGGTTCTGCTGCGATTACAGGACTTAACCCAAATGTATCTGCGATCTTTGAAGATGGTAGTGGATATTATATTGCATCGTCGGGATTTCCTTCACATAATATTCCAACTTTACCTTCCGATGCTCAAGATCAAAAATTACTAAAGATCATTAGAAAGAATCCAATACAAACCACAGAAATTTACAAGACATTATATAGAGATATTGGTATTGCAATCAATGGTATTCCCTTTCTAAGTTACAAAGATGAGGAAGTAGTCAATTCAGGTGCTATTCAATCTATTGCAGTTACATCAAGAGGATCTGGATACGCTAAACCACCATTTATATTAGTTAACGGGGTTGCTAACTTAGCAAGAACTAGATTAGCAGGTCAAGTAGTTGAGTCTGTTATTGTTGATACTCCTGGAGATTATAATTCAATTCCTACTGTAGAAGTACTATCTGGCAGAAATGCTCAAGCAAGAGCAATTATCACTAATGGTGAAATTACTAGTATTGTAGTTGAAAATGCTGGTGAGTATTATTCTTCTGCACCTGAGGTAAGAATTACAGATTCTGCAGGTAAAGGAAGATTTGCAGTATATCGTGCAGTTGTTACTACTGCAGGTGCTATTGATAGATTTGAAAAAATTAATGGTGGTAGTCTATATTCACAAGAAAATGTACAAGTAGATATTATTGCCGTAGGATCTGGATCTGAAGCAACTGCATCTATCAGACAATGGAGAAAAGATAAGTTTTACAAAAATCAATCTTCTTTAGATTCAGAAAATGGATATTTTTTCAATAACTATACAATAAATCGTGGTTCCGGTTATGCTTATTATGCAGCACCATCTACTATTAGGTCTGGAGATACTGGAGTAACTCACTCACCTATTATTGGTTTTGCTTATGACGGAAATCCAATCTATGGTCCATTTGGACATCAAGATCCTTTAGATTTACAAAGTTCAATTACTAGAATGACTAGTAGTTATACTAAAAATAATACTAGATCTAATGGTCCACTAGTTAGTCAATATCCTATTGGAACGTTTATTGATGATTTTACATATATTGCAGAATATGGTAGTTTAGATCAAAATAATGGAAGATACTGTGTAACACCAGATTATCCTGAAGGAACTTATGCATACTTTGTAACTCTTGATACTCAAGGTGATCCAGTATTCCCTTATATTTTAGGCGATAATTATTATTCTTTACCAGTTGATTCAAATTATAATTCGGAACTTTCACAAGATAATGTCCCAACATTTGCTAAAAGACTCAGAACATCTAATATCACTAATAATGGAGAATTTGCATTAGCAAAGATCACTGATGTAAAACGAGGTAGTATTAGTTCTGTTTCTGTTTTAAATAGTACTAATAATTTTTCTGTTGGATCTGAGTTAATTATTGATAATTCAGATACTGATGGATTTGGAGCAAGTGCTGAGGTATCTTCTGTACAAGGAAGATCTGTAGATAGTATTGAATCTCAAGACACTAAGGCATTATATGTTGAATTAAAATCAATTGCATATTTGTTTGATGGTGACACTATCACTCAAAGTGCAACTGGAGCTACCGGTGAAATTGTAGGAAATGTATTTTCTGGAACTAAGTTTGCTCTGCGTGATGTAAATGGTACTTTTAATAGTACAGATGTACTATCATCTAATGTAAAAGTTATTAGTTTATTTTTAGACAAAAACTCTTCTTATACTAAAGGAGCTATATTAGAATTTACTGATGGTCTTAGTGCTCCAGTAGCATCGGGAGAAGTTTTAGAAACTACTACGAAACAAAACGTCGTAAAAATTAAAGTTCTTACTGGTTCTTTTGTTGTATCTGATACTTTATTCTTAAGAAGTTCAGATTTAATTAATACTACTGGTTCTAAAATAATAACAATTAATTTACTGAGTGATGATTTAATTATCTTTAATTTAAAAGATAATGTAGCAATCTTAACTACAACAGATGCACATGGTATTGCTGAAAGTGATATTATTGATATTGACATCAATCCTGATGATGCCTCCACTACAACAACATATTATCTAAGATCTAGAGTTTACCAAGAAGCAACGCTACAAACCCCTGGTATCACTAGGGTTTTAAATGATAATGGTGTTGGAAAAGTTAGTATCTTAAATGGAGGAGAAGACTACACTACTAACACATATAATGACCTTGCATTAGTAGGGGGTAGTGGATCGGGAGCAAAAGCAAATATTGTTGTTTCTTCTGCCGGTAGTGTAACATCTATTACAATAACTGAAAAAGGTACTGGTTATGAACTGTTTGATGTTTTAACTGTTGGAGATACAGCTCTCAGTAAAACAAATACTAATACTCCTGCTGTACAAATTAACGTTGACCATATTGGTCTTTCTTCATCAGAAACAGTTGTAAATCTTAGTAGTAACGTAGGAATTAATCCCGGTGATAAATTAAGCATTGGAAATGAAGTTATTACAGTTTTATCGCGAGTAGTCAATTCAACAAAATCTATTAATGTTACTAGAGGAGCAACACCATTAAATCATTTTAATGGCGCTACTGTGTCAACTTATAATGCCGGTTATGTTATTTCTCCTGGTACTGCGGTTGGCGATGCTAGTATTTTTTCGTATGATTCTAGAACACAAAAAATTGTATTTGTATACAATTATGGACAAACAGTCAATAGTATCACTCCAATTGATCTAAGTACGGTATTTTTTGATCAAGAACAAAGACTTGCAGGAATAATTTCTGTACAAGATCCAATTCGTTGTTTTGAATTTTCTTTAGATAATACTTTGTTTGTACGAAATCAATTAATTGAAATTAAAGAAGACTATCGTTATATTTTTGATACTTCTCACTCATCAATGAATGATGTTGAATTTGATATCTCACCTAGCAAAAATTTAAATCTAAAAACTTTAGAAGCGATTAGAGGAAACAATGTCTTAGATGTTAAGTTTGGGTTTGGTCCACGTATTGCTACAAATAACTATAGTACGAAGTCAGAAGTTTCTTTTAAGACATATTTTTACTTTGATAAGTTAAATAATGTTCAATCTGAAGGATCTTTCATTAAAGTAGTTCCAGATCCATTGCAGGGTAGTAAGTCTGCATTGTATATCACTCCGACTAAAGTTGTTTACGATACTGTTACACTCGCTACTAATGATGGAAGTGGATTAATTGAATATACTAGTAAATCAAAATTTTCAATAGGAAAAATTAATTCTATTGCTGTAATTAATATTGGTAATGATTATAGGAAGGTTCCTTCTGTTTTGGGTATTATGCCCACTAATAAAGCTACTGCAACATCTATCATAGAGAATGGTAAAATTGTTGGAGTATCAGTAAAGACTGGTGGAAGTGGATATGTTAATCCTATTGTTTCGGTTGAAGGAAACGCAAAATTAAAAGCAATTATAGACCAAGGTAGAATCACTGGTGTTGAAGTTGTAAATTCTGGGTTTGGATATTCTACACCTCCAGAAGTTAAAATCGCTGAGTCTAGTGTTGAATGTCTTATTAATAGTGATGATATTGGAGTCCCTAGAAATATTAACGTTATTAACGTAGGTGGATCTTTCCATAAAGATAATACTTTAACATCAACATTTAGATCTAATTATATTTTATCTTTATCTAATTTTGATCCTAATTGTTTTGCAATTGGAGAAACTATTGTTCAAGAAATTAATAATGTAGAGGTAGCAAGAGCAAGAATAACTTCATTTAGATCTGGTAGATTAAGTGTTGATAGAGTATCTGGTGTTTTTAGACAGAAGAAACTAATTAAAGGTCTCGCTAGAAACAAAAGTGCAATATTAGAAACTATTAGATATACCGAGTTTTCTCCTCAAATTAAAACTTATTATGATAACCAAGGATACTTTGAATCTGATTCTGGAAAAGTAAGTGATCAGAATCAAAGAATTACAGATTCTTTTTATTATCAAGATTATTCATACTTAGTTAAATCAAAAACTTCTATTGATAGTTGGAGATCTTTAATTAAGTCAACAACTCATCCTGCAGGATTTAAAGTTTTTGGCGAAGTATTGATTGAATCGGCATCAAATGCTTCAATGAATAGTGATAGTAAATTTGTTGGTACAAGTATTGTACAAATTTGGAATCCTGATGTAAATAAAATTTCTGTTATTAGCACCAAAAAGAATATTACTCAAAGTATTGTTCTTATGGATTCCTTCAAAGTTGAAAAAGGAATTGGTTCTGTTGCAACGGAATCTTTCAATACTTCAGAAATTACTTCTACTGAAGTTTACTTAACAGAATCTTTTGATGGTAACTTTGGTGACAAAGGAAATTTACAAGGAAAAACTGTATTTAATATTGTTGATGTAAATGGTAATTCGGTCAACCCATACAATGAACAGGCGTTAACTATTACATTAGATGCTATACTACAGGAACCTGGAATCTCGTATACAATAAATGGAGATAAAATTACTTTTGCATCTCCTCCTCTGGGACCTACCAATAAAGATGGGCAATCAGTTCCAGGAGTTCTATTCTATGGTAGAAATTTCCAATTTAAATCAGATACATTAAATCAAAAATATCTTAAAAAGATTAAGAATATTTTCCAACGTAGCGGTACATGGATAGATGCTGCAAATCAGATTAACCAAAATAGAAGATTTATTCAATCAGAAACTTTAGGTTATATTAAGTCTAAGTATACATCAATTCCATGGACAAATTTAAGTGAAAAATGTTATCGTGACATTGGTCTTATATTAGACGCATTAGAACATGACTTGAGATTTGGTGGCAATCAAAAAACTTTGTTTGCTGTTGAAAAATATTTCAATGCTGGAGTACTTAATTATATTTCAGGAGAACTGGAAGCAACTATTGATGCATTTGAGTATGCAGTACGTTTAAGTAAATTAGCATCAAGAAATTGGGATTACTCAGATCGTCAAGTATCTTGGACAGTAGGAACTAATCAAGTTACAATGACTAATACTGATGATATTGCTATTGGTATGAAAGTTAGTTCTGGAAGATCATTCCCAGATGGAACTATTATTACAGACATTATTGATGGTAGAACCATACAAGTAAGTAATAACTCAGTTGCAGTAACACCAGATCCATCTGGCAATGCAGATATGACATTTATTTGGAGTGGATTGAATGTCGGTACTTATTTTGATGCATCAACATTAATTGAAAAAAATAAGTCCAGTATGATTACTGATACAATCAATGCAATTAATACAAAGTATCTTGCTCTTGCATCCACTAATTATAGCACAAAATGTTCTAGAGATCTTGGATTGTTAGTTGATGCAGTAAATTATTGTTTAAAGTATGGTGGTAATAGAAAAATTGTAGAATTTGCCGAGAGTTATTTTGTTGACGGAAATCTTAATTATATTAAAGACGAACTCAATGAAACAGTTTATGCTCATAAAGTATTGCGTGATTTAATGATTGCTGCAATGAGAAATCTGGGATCGGTAAAAGATAATAGTATTCGTATTGATTCGTCCTCACCTGCATGTGCTGAAGTTGCTAGTTCTATAACAACTTATATTGATATTGTTGAATCTATTTTGGAAGGTGGACCTAATAGAATAGATACAGTTGAGCAAAACTCAAATTCTACAGGATATTGGACTACATTTACTTCATATTCAAACTATAATATTCTTCCAGATCCATTACTTTTAAGTGAATTGAAAGAATGTGAGGAAGTAGCATCTGCTTTAGATTCTTTGTTTGAAAATGTACGTGAAACATTGACAACAGGTCCTCAAACTTCAACAATATCTTACCCAGACTATATCAATGGGGAGAATACAATATTTGAATTGTACTATGAAGATGGAACTGCGGTTGATACTGAAATAAATGAAAATCTATTCATTGCACTTAGCGGTGTATTACAACATGATCCTGCATACACTATTGATAAAACATCAGTACCAAATAAAGTTGTATTTGACACACCACCTATTTGGGGACAGGGTGAGAACACAAAAACTGTGCAAGAACCTTTAGCAGTTGAAAAGTTTTTTGCTCATGGTGTTGGTAACTACATTAGATGTGAAATTGAAAAATCTGGAATTCTGACTGGTTCCGGTGGACCATTCCTAATTTTAAATTCTAAAAATAAAAAGGTACAAACTGTTGACGATCCTAAGTTTGCTTATGTATTCATAGATGGTGTCCTTCAACGTAATGGTGTTTCTTACACAATTACGGGACCAGCAATTAGATTTACTAAAAAAATCTTTAGAGAAAACAATGTTGAAATTATATTACTATATGGTAGAGACATTGATCAAACAGTAACATTATTTGATTTCCAAAGAAACAGTTATTATAACGAAATTAAAATCACTTGTGACGCAGGATCTCCAAATAACTTTATTGATTGGATTTCTTGGTTCAATACTTCGTATGATAAGTTCCAAGTTGCATATCAAAAAATTGGTAATACCAAGAAGTTTATTGGTAATGTTAAAAATTATACAACTACTAGTCAAACTTTAATTATTACATTAGCAGGTAACAACCCAGATGTAGATACTAGCAATATTTTCTTTGCTGGAGAATCTGATTTTTCTGATGAGTATGAACTGTCTGGAACTACTAATAGTATAAGTGTTGTTAGAGATTCTAATAACGATTACAGAATGCAAAGAAATTCTGGCAATTGGTTGTATGGAACTCCACGTGCAGATGAATCTTTCTACGAAAGAAAACGTCTCCTTGCTAATTTAAATGCAAAAGACCTCATTAGAATTGACGGCGAAAAAGAGTTTAGAACTATAAATGAATTACCAAGATATACCAATCCCAAGGATTATAATCCAGGTCAAGATGTATCAAATGCTTTCTTTGGCTCTGTAACTACTACTAACTATAATGGTAATGTACGAGGCGTAGGTCTTAGTGTTACATGTGAAATAGAAAATGGTAGTGTTTCTAAAGTAACATGGAATAGAAGAGATTTACAATTGTTATATGATGAAGGTATTATTCAACCAACTACTGCATATGATTATGATTCACCTCCAATTTTACATTTTGTCTCCGTAAATCAAGAAGGTGGTGGAGCAAGAGCTGAAGTGGTTGTTTCGGATGGTCAAATTGTTGATATTGTATTAACTAAAAAAGGATCCGGATATACCAAATCACCAAAAGTAATTACCGCAAGATCTTATGATTTAATCAAAAGTTCTGGTAGAAAAATTGATACTTTTCATACTCTTGGTATTGGAACACAAATTGGACAAAGTTCTCCAGTTGCAGTAGCATCATTCTTTGATATCATTAAGGGTATTGATCTACCAGTCGCTGTTATAGATCCTTCTGTAGTAATTCCAGATGGATACATTGACATTACACTAATCATTCAAAGTATTGTTGATACTGCTCCTCTGTTTACAGTCTCTCGTGAATATAAATTCTTCAATCCATTTGTTGGATCTACTTCAATTGCAGGACCTACAACACAGGCAGATGCAGATATTTTAGTTATTATTGAACCTAAATTGGTATCAGATAATATTTTAGTTACAACATCTATTAATGTAACTGAATATTTTGAAGTTGGATTCTCAATGTGGGCATCTGATCTTGTTGATTTGACATTCTTTAATAATATTAATCATTGGGAAAATAGCATATTCATGGATCTTGGAGATATTATTGCTCCAAGTGGTGATCCAGTATCAGAAGTTCAACTTGCTGAATTAGAACCATACGAAATTATCTCTGATGGTTCTTCTTCTTCCGCGTATCCATTTAACTTAGGGTACTCTTCAATTAACTATTATATGGCGCAATTAGATACATCAGATCTACCCGATCAGGGTGATGCTGGATTTATTGCTACTGGAGAAGTTGTCTACGCAAATACTGCAAGATTCCCATCATCAGGAACCATTTTAATTGGTGGGGAAAAAATTTCCTACACATCTAAATTATCAGATCGTTTTATTAACTGCACAAGAGGCGCGGACGGGTCGCCTATCGCATTGCATACAGTAGGAGACTACTTAAGAAACGCTCTATAAATAAATATAAATAACTCGGATTCAGTCTTACTATACAGGCACTAGTGCTATGGCAGCTATTATTTCAGAAAAATTTAGAATCTTCAATGCGAAGCAATTTCTAGAATCTTTAACAGAAGGTACAAACGATGCAGATGCAGCGCGTACCAGAATGTATTTCTTCGTTGGAAGATCTTCTAGGTGGGATGCTTACTTAGAAATTTTCAACGTAAGTGGATCATTTCAAATTGGAGAAACTGTAAGCGGTGGTGGATGGAGTGGTGTAGTTGCTGCTGCATATTCTAACAGCCTTCTACTTAATACCGTTCTACCGACTCCAACTACAACTCCATCATTTGGAACTACTATTACTGGTGGAACTAGTGGTGCTACTTCTAAGAGTGGTACATACAGATACGGTACTGAAGATGTACCTCCAATGCCATTGGATAATTTTTCTGAGAAAAGATCTGTATACGAAGAACTAATTGCTGCCAAGAGAGTTACTGGTCCCTTTGCTCGTCTTGTAGTTCCCCGTTATAACTGGAACCTTGCGCTGAATCCAAAATTTGATATGTACCGTCCAAATTATTCTCCAACACCAGGTGGTGGCGGAGCTATTGGCGTTGAAACTGCACTAGGGTCTTCTTCACTATCTACTTCAAAGTTCTATGTAATGAACTCTTCATACGAAGTGTTTAAGTGTTTATATAACGGCGAATCCCCCACGAATCCAACAGGACAAAACGCTACCTACGAACCAAAATCTCAACCAAGTGCTGGTCAGGGTACATTTGATGCTGGTACTGGTATCTACACAGAACCAGCAGCAACTGCTGGTTATATTTGGAAGCATATGTTCACACTCCCTACGAGTGATGTTCTTTCATTCCTTTCATCCGACTTTATGCCTATTGCTTCTACATCTGATTCATCAAGAATTGCAGTTGAAGCACTTGCAGTTGATGGATCTATTAATGTATCAGTAATTCGTGATGCAGGAACTGCATTACCTGCTTCTGCTACATTATATACTGCTGTTCAGGGTGATGGCACTGGAGCAATTATTAAATTTGAAACTAATGGTTCGGGAACTATTACATCTACAGAAGTAGAGGCGAATGGCACCGGTTACTCATATGGTAACGTTATTCTTGAAACCGGATCTGTATTTACCGATGCTGGTCTCACAGCTGCTGCTGGTGCATTTGCAGGAACTGCTTCAATTGAAGCAGTTGTTTCCCCAGAAGGTGGACATGGGTCACACGCAGAAGATGAATTCTTTTCTAAGCGTGTAATGACTAATATTCGCTTAACCTATGATGAAGGACAAGGAGACTTCCCTGTAGATAATGATTTCCGTCGTATTGGTATTATTCAAGATCCTTATGAGTATGGCACTAGTACATTTGCATCTGCAAGCACACTTCGTGGTACAAGAGTACTAAAATTAAATGGTGCTACTGCAGGTTATGTTGCAGATGAAATGATTACTCAAACTGTAACCGGAGGAACTGCAAAAGGAACTGTAGTATCTTGGGATGCAACAAACGGTATTTTGAAGTATTATCAATCAGCATCTCTACACACCGATGGTGGTAAAATTCTAGCATTTGAATCAAATGCATCAAATGCAGTTGTTGGTAGTACCTCTTCAGCATCCGGAACGGTTGATACTGCACAGAATGCGGTTCTTTCTGATATCTCATTTACAGGTGGTCTTGCATCCCCTGAATTAGAACCAAACTCAGGAGAAATCGTATACATAGAGAATAGAAGAGAGATTACTAGAGCTCCCGACCAAATTGAGGACATTAAGCTAGTAATTGAATTCTGATTAGTTGACTTAGAGATCGTGCGAGATGCCCCAAAAGACTAACCTGAACGTAGCTCCATTCTACGACGATTTTGACCAAGAGAAAAATTTCTATAAAGTTTTAATCCGTCCTGGATATTCTATTCAGGCAAGGGAGTTAACTCAGTTACAATCTATTCTACAGAATCAGATTGAACAGTTTGGCAAGTACGCTTTTAAGCAAGGCGAACTTGTCATTCCTGGTGAGGTGGGTTTAAATACCAAACTTAACTTTGTTAAGTTGTCTTCTATTTCAGAAATTCCTGTAAATC